ATCTATTGGACGACCTAAATCTATCACAATTTCACCGCTTAGTTGATTATAGTCGCTGGTATCGGTTCCAAGTTCATTGTCGTAGTTTGTGAATTTATTAAAGGTACTGCGCCCAAGATCAGCATAGTGTATTCTCACATTGTTTATAGAAAATGACAATAGATGTTTATATGGGTTTGGAGCAAGCCAGTTGGTGTGTTTATTTTTCCAAGTCTGTTGCCACATTTCTTCGCAGGCATGTATTGATTTATTAAGTGCATGCCATTGCTCAACGCTGTTACCAAGAACTTGTTCCAATTGAGGATATTTCTGTTGTACGGTTACCCATGCTCGATGCTGTCGGTTCAAATGCTGTTGATCATATGGTTCACCTAATTCAAATTGATGAGCTATTCCTAAAAAAGCCAATCGTTGTAGAATATTGGTTAGGTTCGTATGATAGGACTGAATGTGGCCATTATCAATGTTTTGATCAGCACAAAAGAATGTGTTCTTGTTGTGAACAACATCTATATATAAATCACAAAGTTTTTGATAGCTAGGAACGACTTCAATCTCGTCCCCAGTGTTTGACCACACCAGTTTCATAATCGAAAACAGGGCCGAAGCCCTGTGCCCTTATTGCTTTTGACGATTGCGGATCATTGCCAAGATATCTTCTGCGCGAGCATTAGATTTTGCTGGTTGAACCGGTGCTGTTGCCTCAGGAGCATCCTCATCGGGTGTTGCTACTGGTGCCGGACGAGCCGCAGTTGCTACAACCGGGGTGTCATCTTCAGCATCATCATGTGCTACACGTGCCGCTGCCACTGGCTTGTCGCCACCTTGGAAGCCTGCTGGCTTGTAGTACTGGCTCCAACGATCTGGATCGTACGCTTGTCCATCAACTGATGCTTCAAACATTTCTTTGATCACTTTGAGTTCAACATCACTAGGCTTCTTGGGCAAGAAGTCCGAAAGGTTAAACAAACCAAACTGGTCAATTGATGCTTGCTCTGCACTGGTAATTGCAGATTCCTTACGTGCCCAGCTTGAAGTGCTGTAGTCAGCGTAACCGCCTTTGCTAGTTTTCTTGATAGTAAAATCAAGACCACCAGTGTAGTCAGTTGGCAAGTTTTCCATTTCAGGATCCATCAACGCATTTTTAATGATGTTGAAGATCTGTGGACTGATGATGAAACGACGGATTGGGTTCTCCGGAGTCTTGTCATCACCCATTGGGTTCTCGTGTACAAAGCCCTGGAACAAGTAAGACTTCTTCTTCCAATACCTACGACCCATTTCTTCCAAGCTCTTGTCTTTGAACCATGTACGAACTTCTGCAAGCACAGGGCATGCTTCGCCATACATTTCCACGCAAGGTACTTGAACGATAACAGGCTTGCTGTCTGCTTGGCCTTTAACGCCAGCAAAAGGCAAACGGATCATTAGTCGTTCGACCCAGAAGAAAGAATTTTTGGAGTTGCCGTCTGGAAGAAAACGGACTTTTGCTGTGGAACCTTCTGAAATGTTCCAGTGAGCGTAGATGGCATTGTCGCCACCTGTTGAGTTACCGCCTGTGCGGCTTTCTTGCGCTTGTAGTTTTGCGCGGATTTCTGCGAGAGATGTAGCCATGATAGTTTCCTTTATAGTTTAAGATGGTCTTTATGTGCCTAGATACACACTAGCACCCTGCTAGTATATAACAGTAGTATTTAGCATGTCAACAAAAAAGGCGCAAATTTTGCGCCTTTGGTAGAATAATTCGAATTTTTATCTTACTAGTACGCCAGCTATTCGAAGCATCTGTACCAGTTCTGCATCTTCGCTTACTATACCACCTGAGTTTTGTCCAGGTGGAGTGTTAGCCGCAGTTGGTTGTGGTTCTGGAGCAGGCGCTGGTTCTGGTTGTGGTGGCGGAGTATCAAATTCAGATGTGTCCAAACTTAATTTTTGGTATATGCCGGGCCAATTATCTTTTAACCATTCCTTGATTGCCGGAACAGCATCAGCGTCTTCGCCAAGGTCATCCACAAGATTATGTAGTGTGTCAAACAAATTGTCATCGCCGATGATGTCGTACAGCACTGACGTTACATTAGTTGCGTCCATTCCAAACGGAAGTGGCTTGGCCAATAGTTGTTGTAGTTGTTGCAAGTCTTCGGGTGTCTCAGGAATAGCCCAGGTGCCTTCGTCTAATAGATCCACACCTGGGTCAAGATCTTCTGCCACTTGATATTCTGCTTGGTAGCGTAGGTTGTGATTTTCTTTAAGATTGCGTAGGTCGCGTAGATAGTGTGTGGCCAATTGCACTGCTAGTGTACGTGCGGGTGATTGACTGTCGTCTTCGGTTATTGTATCGTATTGTGTTGCCCAGTGTTTTGCAAATTCTGCTACCTCAGGCATGGTAGTGGCACGTGCGGCAATATCTTCTAAAACAGATTTTACCAAGGTGCTAGGGTCCGAGAATCTGAGCATCTTCATATATTCATCCATGCCTTCATTGGTTGCTAGTGCAAGTACAGATTGGCCTTCAATGATGTCCGTAATAGACTGGATTTGATTTTGTTTTCTTTGCTCGTGTAGCTGGTATGCTTTGTATACATGTGGTAATGCCGCTGTCATGCGGTCATCAAAAATCTTCTTGACAAAACGTTCTTTAAGATCGTTCATGTCCATTTCATCTAGTTGTGTTGCTTGCGGCTCAAACGATTCTATAAATTGTGTATAAGCTCTTGTGCTACGCAAAGAATTCAATCGATGATGCAATTGATTGTAGTGCGCAACTGCGGCTTCAACCATGGTCTTGGTCACGTTGTCTTCAAACACTCTACGGCGCATGCCTCGTACAAAAGTACCAAGCTCATTCATTTCTTTAACAGTTTCGTTAATAAACGATCCAACGTCATCGTAAGGATTGCCACCTTCGCTGATGTGTCGTGCCATAGCACGTGCGGCGCTTAGTTTATTGTGTTCTAGTTTGAAACGTTCACCTTGTGAATTTTCAACATAGATAGCGTTGATGTGTCTTGCACGACTACCGCGAACTTCTGAATTAACACTTTCGGTGTGTACAATACGAATGCGGGCTGAGCCAATATTTTCAAAACTGTGCTTGGGAGTGCCATACAGCCTACTCTCGGTCACTTTTACATCATTTGAGTCAAATGTAGAATCTGCATGTGTCACTTGCTGTAGGTCCTTGATATTTAGGTTGCTCCTGGTTATGTCTCTAGTGTCGAATGTCATTAGATTGCGCCGAGCAAATTTGCGCATCTCGTATAAAAAGGCATACCACTCTTTGAGTTGGTCAGGATCAAGTTTATCACTGATATTTTTGCTAAAGTAAATTTTCAAGCTGTCATTGTCAATGATGCTGAGTGTTATATTTCCAAATTCTTCACCATCTTTGCTTGTGTAATTAAAGTTGAAAAATCTAGCTTTTTCGGGTGCGGCAGTAGCTTGTGCTTTATCGTCGCCCAAGCTCACATCTTCAAATCTGTTACGGACTTTTTCAAACAATGCTTCTGCAATTTTATCAATTTCTTGTGCCATGTGTGTATTTAGCTTTTTGGCCCTAACGTTATATCATGATAAAGGGCATGGGTTCAACAAAGTCATCTAGCGTATCTCGTACAGAGCTATCCAAGCTGGCATCAAACTCTTTAAGTAGCTGTAGCATGCGCACCGCTAGTAGCATACTCATGACCAAATCATCAGTCTCTCCCAGTTTTGCCGCATAGCTTGTACCATGTGCAACAAAGGTTTTCATTTCAGATATCAAGTTTTTGCTGGCTACTTTGAGCTTTTTGGTTTCAATCAACTGCTTGAATTTAGCACATGCCGCAAGTTTGGTTTTGTTACTGGTGTTAAAGCCCTTGCGATAGATATTGCTTGAGCCAGGCCTGCGTGGCTCACTGAGAAAAATGCCCGGAATGTTTTCTTCGCCAATTTCTGCGATGGCAACCAGTGCGGCTTCTCCCAGTGTGTTATTTTCTACAGAATAGTACACATCGTTGTTGTTACCAATGACATCCACGATGTATGTGGTAATTTCGCGCAGGATACGTACTTGTGCTTGCACAGGTGTTTTGTTGTGCTGC